GAACGAGGCCATCAGCAAGGAAGAATGGGAGTCTAGGAAACAGCAGCAAAAACAATTCTTCGACGGCGTAAAACGCGGGGCCAATGATGCCGCGCTGGCAATGACCAATCTCTCTGAAAAGCAGAAAGCCGTCGCGCAAATCGTCATCGAGATGGCCAAAGCCTACAAGGTCGATCCGGCCTTTGCCCTGGCGATTGCCCAGCAGGAAAGCGGCTTTAACCAGTTGGCAAAGTCCGCCGTGGGTGCGCGGGGCGTGATGCAGTTGATGCCGGGAACCGCCAAGCAACTTGGCGTCAATTTCAACGACCTGAACGACAACATCAAGGGCGGGGTCATGTACTTGGCCCAGCAGGAAAAGCAGTTCAAATCCCTGCGACTGGCAGCGGCGGCGTACAACGCTGGCCCCGGCAACGTGCAGAAATTCGGTGGCGTGCCGCCGTTCAAGGAGACCCAGAACTATGTCGTCTCGGTCGGGGCGCTGTATGAGAAGTGGCAGAAAGTCCTGGGCGCGCAGGGTGAGTCATTCACCTCCGCCAAAGACCAGGCTGATGAACTCGGCACCGCGTTCAATCGCCTGAAAACTCATCAGGACGATCAGGTTAAAAAGGCCGAGGAATACGCCAAGGTTCAGGTCGAACAGATCAAGACCCGACTGGCGGCGATGGATCAGGAACGGCAAGCGGCGGCGGATGTGGCTGCGCAGGAATTGGCCGGGGCCAAAACCTATCAGCAGAAAGCCGACATCATCGAGGCTGCGCAACAGAAGGCGGCGGCGTACAACGCCGAAGCACTGGACATGGTGCGAGCCGAGTTTGACGCTCAGGAAGCCGTCATCAAAGCCCGACAGGCCGCACTCGCCAATGAACTGGCGCAAGCGGACCAATACAACGTCACCATCGACGAGCAATTCAAGCTCAAGCAAGCTTTACGGGCGGCGGATAACGACCTTGCCATTCTGGCTCAGAATCGCGCCCAAGCCGAAATCGCGGCCAGCGGCAAAGCCAACGAGTTTGCCCAGAAAGCCATCAGCCTGAAGCAGGGCGAAGCCAGCGCCATTGACGGCATCATCGGTGCCTATCAGCGACAACTCGACATCCTGACCCGATTGACAGCGGCGAAGGAAGCGGGCGCATCGGCAGATCAGTTGTCATTACTGAATGACTTTTATCAGTCCGCCGACGCACTACCCGAACTGGTATCCCCCGATCAGATCGCGCGGATGGAGCAATACACCTTGTCCACCAAGGCGCTCAAGGGTGCGGTGGATGAGTTGACGGGCGCACAAAAGAAAAACGAAGAGCAGTCAGTCAAGGAAGCCCAGCTTCGCATGAACGCCTACTGGGATCAGACCATAGGGCGTATCCGTGAGTACGCCAAGCTTATGGAGGAGATCACCGGGCAGAAGAATCCCTGGGTGGATATGTCAGTCGGCGTCATGGAGTACGCCAAGAGCGTCGATCAGATTTCATCAAAGTACGACGATCTGCAAAAACAGTGGCGCAAACAGACAGGCGCAGCCGCAGATCAGACAGACAGCTATCTCTCGATTTCTGAAGCATTGGAGCAGGGCCAAGCCGCTGCCGCATTGATGGCGCAGACCATGCTGACGGCCAGACAGAACACAGAAAAGGGATCGCAGGCGTATAACAACCTGACAACTGCCGCTGAAAACTTCATGGTGGTGCAGCAGCTTCTGAATGTGGCTGAAGGTATTGGCGCTGTCATCAAGCAGCTAAAAGAAGGTGATCCCTACACGGCGGCGATTCGCGCCGCTGGCACCGCAATGATTTTGGCCAGCATGGGCATCAGCACTGGATTTGGTGGCGGATCGTCTTCTCAATCTTCTGCAATCAACCGCACCGGGATAGGCGGTGGCGTCTTTGGTGGCACAGGTGATGAAGCCAGCAACTCGATTGCCGACTCCATTGAGATCATCAAGCAGAACAGCAATACCGATATCAATTACTCGGCGGCGATGCTTCGCGCCTTGCAGGGGATTGAAAGCGCCATGGCTGGCGTGACCAATCAGGTCATCCGTGGTGTCGGCCCTAATTACACTGGCAAGTTGGGACTGTTGAAGGATGCGAGTTCATTCCTCAACCCGACCGGATTCAGCAGTCCGCTGCAATCACTCGGTATGAAGATGACGTTCTCGCAGACGGCAAAGATCGTCGGTTACGGCATCCAAAGCTGGGCGCAGTCGCTGAACGAAATCCTGAAGAAAGGATTCAAGGCCGTCAATTTCACCGACATTGAAAAGACCACCAAGGTTTTTATGATGACGGTCAGCAAGAAGATATCCACCAACTACACCGAACTGGATAACGGCGTTACCCGGCAGATCACCAAGGTATTCCGATCCATCGCAGATGCCCTAACAGAAGGTGCTGACGCATTTGGCATCTCTTCCGAAGATGCCATGAAACGGATGGGCCGGGTCAAACTCGATTTCGGCAAGATCGACTTCGCCAACATGTCGGGTGAAGAGATACAGAAAAAACTTTCTGAGGTGTTCTCTTCCATGACGGACACCCTGGCAAAGAAGCTGATGCCGGGTCTGAAAGACTTCATCCAACTGGGTGAAGGCTACGCAAAAACCTTCTTCCGTCTAGCGGATGCCAGTAACCGGGTCTCTGTTGAATTGGCGCGGCTTGGCGTCGATATGATTGCCATGAAAGACATCACCGAAAAGAACGGCGATGTTGCAAAGGAATGGGTCAAGCAATCATTGATGGCGCAGGACGGTCTATCCGCCAACATCAAGCAGTTCATTGATGATGCGTCAGCGGCGGCAGATTCCGCTGAAGAGCTGGCCTCGACCTACCGGCAGATCATCCAGGCCAACAACCTGATGCGGACTTCCGGTCTGGATACTTCAGGTCTTGGCTATACCATGACCAATGCGGCAGGCGGACTCAACGAGTTCATCGCTGCGATGGAGTCCTTCAACGAGAACTTCCTCTCCGAAGCCGACCGTTACTCCGGTGACGTTCGCAATCTGACTGAACAGTTCGGTAGGCTGGGATATGCCCTGCCAGACAGCAAAGAAGCCTTCGCCGCCATGGTCTTGGGAATCGACACCAGCACCGAAGCCGGTCAGAAACTCTTCGGCCAAATGATTGCGCTGTCAGATAGTTTTGCGAAGGTCGCAGACGAAGCCCAGCGCATCAAAGACAAGTACGCCGACATCCTCGATCCGTTTAAGAAATTCTCCGATCAGATCAATCAGGTGGGTAAGGATTTCGGCACCCTTATCGGCGGGCTGACCGGCGAATCAAAAGGGCGGATCAGCACGATTGAGAACGCCGCCGCCAAACTGCGCGGCACATTGACCGGCAATCGCAGCGGCTTGAGTAAGGAACTGGCCGATCAGCAAGCGATTATCAAAAGCAACCGGGACGCCATCATCGGCTATCAGGAGCGGCTGGATAAGGAACTGGCCAAGAAGCCGAAGAACCAGAACAAGGCGCTGATAAAGAAGCTCGAAAGTTACATCCAGCAGGCCGAGTCAAGCATCAACGGGCTGTTGAGCATGAGCGCCGATGTCAATGACAGGATTGCAGCCATCAACCAGCAGATCGCGCAGGTAGATGCTCAAGAGGGCATCGACAAAGCCGCCGAATCTGCACGACTCGCCCTAGAAAAGCAGGCCATCATTGATGATGCCGTGACCTCAATGGGTGCGACGCTCGAAGACGTGTTCAGTCAGATCGTCCAGACCGTCCAAGCCAGCCAGCAACGGCTGCAATCGGTGGTCGCCGTGCAGAAGTCACTGGCCTCACAACTGGCTCAACTGCAAGGGCCGGGGGCTGTCTTTGACCTGGCGAATGCCGACCGCAACAATGCCTTTGGTGCCATCGACAACTACATCCTCGGTGTGCAAGGCGGGGCAGGGCGCAATGTCGAGACGGAAGTCGGGCTACTCAATGATGCCCAGTCTGCGGTCATGGCCCGCTATAACGCCGAGATCGCCGCGATACAGGACGCCGAGCGCGAATACATCGCCGCTGAAACCGACCGGCTGAATGCCAGCCTGCAAGCGCAGATTGACGCCATCAACGCCGCCACCGATGCAGCTATTCAAGCCGAAAACGACAGGCTGGATGCAGCCGTCAAGGCGCAGCAGAAGATTGATGAAGCCGAACAGAAGGCATTGCAGAAGTCATTCGACGCGGCCAATAAGCTGACGCAGAAGCAGTTCGACGCCGAACAGAAACTATTGCAGAAACAATTTGATGCCGAGCAGAAAGCCTTGCAGAAAGCGCATGACGCGCAACTGCAAAACCTGCAAGACGAACTGGATGCGGCCACCAAGCTGAAGGATGCCATTAAAGGCATTGCAGAGTACGCCAGAGGCATGGCGCTAGGTGGTAACTCTCCGCTGTCACCCGAGCAGCGTCTGGCTGAAGCGCAGCGTCAGTATCAGGAACTCCTCGCCCGCGCCCAGGGTGGTGATGCCGAGGCGATGGGCAAGCTGACGGGGGCCAGCGATGCCTACCTGGAAGCCAGCAAGGCGTATTACGGCTCCGGCACCCAGTACGCCAACACGTTTGACGCGGTGAAGAATGCCATGTCCGCCATTGGCGGTATGTCGGCACCTGATCCCGACTCCATTCAGTCGCGCATCGACGCGCTGCGCGAAGCTCAGGCCGAGGAGATGGACGCTCTGCGCGAACTCCAGTCTGAAAAACTGGATGCGCTGCGCGAAAGTCAGGCCGACCGTCTTGATGCTATCCGTGAAGCACAGGCTGATCAGCTTGACGCCTTGCGTGAACAACAGCAGGAACAACTGGACGCTATGCGAAAGGCTAGCCAGTTGGTGCAGGACGGCATCAGAGAGGCCGCGCAATCCCAGATTGAGGAATTGCAGAAGCAGACCCAGCAAGCGATTGCTGACCTATCTGACCCGAACAAGAACGCGGCTATGAAGGCCGCGCGGGAGTCCGCAGAAGCGGAACTGAAGAAGCTGCAAGAACTGGCCGAACTGACCCGCATCGAGGCGCAGAAGCAGGCTGATGAGGCCAAGGCAAAAGCCGAGCAGATGGCCCGCGACGCACTGGATTTGGCCAACAAACAACTGGCAGAACTCCAAGCCGGTACCCGGGTCAGCCGCGACACCGTCGCCGCGCTCAACGCCATCCTCATCAACGCCAAGCTCAACCCGATACCCGGCTATGCCAACGGCGGTCTGGCAGGACCGGGGCTGGCGATGGTGGGTGAACGGGGGCCGGAACTGGTCCGCTTCAATCGCCCCGGCCAGGTTATCAATGCCAACGACACCCGGTCCATGCTTGCCGACGACCAGAAGATTGTCGCCGCGATTGCCGAACTTAAGGCCGAAATGCGGGCCGTCGTCGTCACGCAATCCAACGCCAACCCGCAAATCATCGACAAGCTGTCCGGCATGGAAGCCCGACTGAGCAAGATGGAACGCACCCAACGCTTTAACGTAGGAGCCTGAACCGATGGCCGACAAGAAAATCAGTCAACTCAATGCCGCCGCGACCATTTATGACGCGGATGACTTTGCCGTGGTGCAGGATGGCGAGACGAAGCAAGCCAATGCCAGTGTGGTCAAAACCTACGCCCGAGGTGGAATTGCTGGCGCTGTTGTTGGCACCACCGACACCCAGACCCTCACCAACAAGACCCTCACCGCTCCGACAATTAACGGCGGATCAGTTCTTGACCTAGCCCAGCTTACTGTTGACGGTAATACCACCCTCGGAGACGCCAGCACCGACACGCTGACCATCAACGGCACAGCAGTCAGCATCCCGAATGGCCTCAACTTCGATTCCAATACGCTGTTTATTGATTCGACGAATAATCTGGTTGGGATTGGGACAAGTTCGCCCGCAGCTAAACTTGATGTTGCCGCAACAATACGCTCCACATCACAGGTGGTCCCTACGTCTGGTTCTGGTATTGAATTGATCGGAGGAGCAGGCACAAACTACCTGATTGCCTACAATAGAACGACACCCGGTTTTTTGCCGCTAGTAGTGCAAGGAAGCTCGGTAAGTATATTCGGCAATAGCACGACAGGGCTTACCATCGACTCTTCCGGCAACCTCGGACTGGGAGTAACGCCGAGTGCTTGGAGTTTTCCCGGAATACAAAGCACATACGGGTTGCTTTCTGGAAACAATGAATCAACTATTGCATATAACGCTTATTACAATAGCGGTTGGAAATACTATCAAACAGGACCGTCAACTAAGTATTATCAAGCTAGTGGAACGCATTCATGGCACAACGCCCCCTCCGGCACAGCAGGAAACGCAATTTCCTTCACTCAGGCGATGACGCTGGATGCGAGTGGCAACTTGGGGATTGGAGTCACGCCAAACACCGGCTACAGCGCATGTCTTCAGCTTAAATCAGGCATCACATTCCCTGCCACACAGGTCACTTCATCCAATGCAAACACGCTGGACGATTATGAGGAAGGTACATGGACACCAAGTGTCGGCGGAACAGCAACCTATACCCTTCAAGATGGGTACTACGTCAAAATAGGTAAGGTTGTTTATGTCTCGGCAAGACTTTTGATTAACGTTATTGGTACCGGCTCCACTTCGACTATTTCTGGACTGCCTTTTGTATCGTCAAATACATTCGCTAGGGGCGAACTTACCGTGGGGGCGTGTGCTACAGCTTTAGCTACTCCTCTCTATTCTTTGACGCTGGAGGTTGTAAACAACAATACAACAATCATCTTTCAAGGACGTACAGCGGCTGGAAATCAGACGGCTGTATCGGTGGCAATGGCAAATACCTCCGATATTCATTTTAGCGGTTTTTACTTCGCAGGATAAAACAATGGCAATTATAGAAAACAAGGTTCTATCACAAGTCATGGCTCTGCCGGAACAGTCGGCTTTCAACGTCCAGTGGACAAACCAGATTATCAAAGATGATGCGGTGATTGCTGAGACTTTCGAGCGCAAAGCCTACACTGAAGATCAGAAGGATGATTTTATGGCCGACGTGGCCGGGGCCGAGTTCTATGCCCAAGCAATCGGTTGGGAAATTCCTGCTTAATTTTACACACCAACGAGGACAATATGCCTGAGAAAATCACGCTCTCCACCCAGCTTGTAAACGCCGTGCTTGCCTACCTCGGAAGCCAGCCCTACCAGAATGTCGCGCAACTCATTCAGGGCATTCAGAGCGAAGCGCAGGGGCAGGTCGCGGCCCAAGCGGAAGAACCGGCGGCTGAGTAACTTGTACTGAGCGAAGTCGAAGTATGTCCTTTTACCTCCTTCTTGAGACCGGCGACCGGCTGCTGACCGAGAATGGCGACCGCATTCTGCTGGAACAAGCACCGGCGGATGTGGCGTACTTTGTCCGCCGCTTCACGCACATCTTCCTCGCGGAGATCGAGGCGTATGACCCGGCGACCGAGACGACCAAGACCTGGCTATTTGCCAGCGGATCGGGTTTTGACAAGGCGGGGGATTTCTACACGCCGCGCATGGAGAATCCGGCGACGTTCAGCCGGTCCATGTCGGGTATCTCTGGCAGGGCAGGGCAGTCCTTCGGTGAGTTGACCATCCTCAACCCGGATAACGCGATTGCTGCGCTGGGTGAGGACTATTTTGATGGACGCACCCTGACGCTGAAGTGGGGCGACCGCGATGGCACGTATGCCAGCTTCCAGACGATCCTGACAGCCACCATCGAAACGGTCGGTATCGAGAAAGACCGCATCAGCATCCGACTGCGCGATAAGTCGGTGACGCTGGACAAGCCATTTGCGACGGTCAAGTATGCCGGGAATAACGAACTCCCGCTGGGTGTAGAGGGCACGGCAGACGACATCAAGGACCAAATCAAGCCGCGCCTCTTTGGCCGAATTGCGCTGATGCAGCCGGTCTTGGTGAACACCAGCAAGCTGATCTACCAAGTCAATGAACAACCTGTTGATGCGGTGCTGAATGCTTTCGATGGCGGTGCGTATCTGACTAAGGCCAGCGACTATCTCAGCCTGTCCGACATGTACGCCTACGATCCGCCTGCGGGCCAGTGGCGGGCTTATCCGGCGCTGGGGCTGATTCGGTTAGGGTCCACGCCCATCAACACGCTGTCGGTATCGGTGGTCGAGAAATGGGACCACCTCCAGAACACCGCAGCGGGACTGATTCAGCGCATCCTCACCGAGAAGGGGGTGACGAACTGGGTGTCGGGCGACTTCACCACCCTTAACCAGAAGAACGCCGGGAGCATCGGCATCGTGGTGGAAGGCGAAGAGACGACGGCCAGCCTGCTGGATCGCATCTGCGCCAGCGTCGGGGCCTGGTGGGGCTTTGATGCCTTGGGCCGGTTTCGCGTGGCCCGCTTTGAAGCGCCAACCGGATCACCTGTTGCTACGCTGACCGATGACCTCATCATTGATGCCGAGCGCCAGCCAGAGACGCAGATGCCGTTCTGGTCCGTCAAGGTCAAGGCAGACATCAACCATATCCCGCAGGACAAGAATGGCCTCGCCGGAGTGGTGACAGAGGCCCGTGCCGCGTGGCTGAAGGAAGCCAGCCGCGAACAGAAGGCCGAAAACGCCACCGTCAAAAACACTCGACTGTTGGCCGATGAGATCAGCTATGACACGTCGCTGAACGGCATCAGCATCGCCCAGGCGGAAGCGGCCCGACGCTTGAACCTGTACGCGGTTCGCCGCGATGTCGTCAACATCACGCTGGCCAATCCGCAACAGTATTACACCTCGCTGGATCTGGGCGCTGTCATCAACCTGGCCTCCACCCGCTTGGGTTACGGCACCGGGCGCCTGATGACCGTCACCCGCGTGGGGGTGGACTACCAGACCAATACCATCGACCTGACTTTGTGGGGATAGCATGGCTTTTATCTTAGGGTACGCGAATCAGGTAGACGATGCGCCGGTTTCTGGAGGCAGTTGGGAAACGGCCTACCCACTGACCAACATCAAGACCCGCTATCTGTATCAGCGGGCGCGAAGCACCAGCGCACTGGCGACCAGCAGCACCATGGTCATCGACACGGGCGAGAACCAGAACATCGGCGTGGTGGCCTTGATTCGTACTAACCTCACCACCAACGCCACCGTGAGGATTTACGGGTACACCGATGTTGGACTCACCGCATTGGCCTATGACAGCACCGCGCTTGCAGTCTATGACGGCGACGAGTGGGCGCATCACTTTACGCCGACTGCTGCGAGATATTTCAAGATTGTCATCAGTAACCCAGGAAACCCGGACGGCTATATCGAACTGGGCCGGGTCTTTATCGGCTGGAAGTTTGAACCGGAAGTATGCACCGATTGGGGTATGAGCATCGGCGTCGAATCGAAGACGGCGGTATTGGAAGCATTGGCTGGCCCTGAGTATTTCGACTCCCGTCCCAACCGCCGCATCGTTACCGGCCAATGGTCCTGGCTGACGCAGGCCGAGGCGCATGGAGTCTACCTCAGCATCCTGCGTGAGCAGGACGTGGAGAAGGAGGTGTATCTAATGATGGACACCGATACGGCCTACAAGGATCAGGTGTGGTTTCTTGGGCGGTTCCGCAGTCTGAGTGCCGTGGAATGGCCATATTTAGATCGTCACTCGGCGGGCTTTGAAATCGGAGAAATCCTCTAATGGCGCTATACCGTCAAACAGCCACAGGGTTCGTCTGCGAATACGCCAGCAGTCCCGGCGCGGGCTTTACGCTGATTTCTGCCCAGCCGACCGACACCATTGCCAACCGCGTCACCTGGTGGCGCAATCTGGACAAAGGCACCTTCACCTCCGCGTGGCATCCGTCCGAACTGGCAGGCGCGGAAGTCCCGGGCCGGGATACCAATGCTGGATCGGGCGTCAACATTCTGCCGAACGATTACAGCAGCTTTGAGTGGGCCGGGGCGATGCCGCCCAATTACACCAGCGGCATGACCGTCAACCGCACGGCGGCGGCGACCTATCACGGGCAGTATGGCGTTCGACTCACCACCACCTCGGCAGGCGGCACCGTCTGGCTGGCGGCAAGTGGGTCTGACTTCAACATCCCGCTGGCCCCGTCATCGAAGTGGATCGTCTCGGCGTATGTCAGACCGCTGACCAATGCCGCCGTCAGCTTGTCTATCAGGCTGAAAGCGCAGGGTGGCACCACGCATAGCGTCACACTGACATCGGGCGCATCGTCCACCGGCTGGGTGCGCGTCTCCGGTGTGCTGGACTTGTCGAGTGACACGTCCGCCTTTGGGCAATTGGGCGTCAGCCTCACGAACAACAGCACCAGCCTCGACATAGATGCGCTGATGCTGGAAGAACGGATCGGGCCGTTTACCACCGCCAGCACGTTTTACAGTCCATGGGGAAATGGCCTGTCAGATGATGAGATTCCCGATGGCGGGATTAGCCAGGACAAGCTGTTTGGCGACCTCTCAGATCGCATTGACCTGATCGACGCATCGTCCCTGGTGCCGGGGTCGGTAAATGCGCGGCTTGCCAGCCAATACGACACGCTGGTGCAGCAAATCAGCGAAGTCTCGGTCGGCAACGGCCAGTTCGACTCGCGCATCATCTATTACTTCGACGCCGCTTCCGAAATCACCGGCTGGACCGGCACCAGTGCCTCGCTGGCGGTATCCGGTGGCTACCTAACCGTCACCGGCACGGGCAGCAACCCGAAATTCAAGACGGCCACCATTGCCGTCGATGGCAGCGCGTATCAACTGGTGCGTCTTCGCGTCAAGCGCACGGGCGGCAGCGGTTGGACCGGAACGCTGCGCTATTACTACGCGGGCGGGTCCAACACCATCACGATCAGCGAACCGGCCCAGATCGCCGCTGAATATGTTGAGGCCAGTTGGGACATGGCGGGCGTGGCGCTCTGGACCGGCAACACCATCACCTCGATTGAGATCCAGCTTGGCACCGCCTCTGGCGACAATTACAGCATTGACTGGATGGGCGTGGGTCGCAACGCACCCGGCGCATCGTTCTCGCAAGTCGAAGCCGTCAGAGTGCTGTCGGACAACAAGTCGCGGGTGTTTTACTCGGCCACCAACCCGGTTTCCGACAGCAGCTACACGCTGAAGGTGAATGACTTGCTGTTCCGCACCGATCA